TGTATCCGCGCCCGTAAATGTCCATGGCGAGCGCGTTTCGTCTAGTGGTGTCCTCCATTTTCACGAGCGCAATAGCGGTATCCGTGAATACCTCATCGGTAGACCGCCCATCAACGCTGATACCAAGTTCTCGGAATGCTTTTGCCTGTTCGCTGGATGCGTCGGATGACGCGTCCATAGCCAGAGAGAGCCTGTTCAGGGCAGATGTGGCAGATCCGAACTCAGTTCCGGACAACATCGCGGCAGTTTGGATGCGTTGAAGATTTTCAACAGTTATCCCTGTCTGGAATGAGACGTCCTGCAGCATGTCTGCCATTTGCCCGTATCGCTGGATGGTGTTCTGAATCGCATATCCTGCCGCTACAAGAGGCGCAACTGTGGCACCGATTGCAGCGCCCCATTCCAACATGCTCTTGGTATTGGCCTTTGTCTCGTTTTTCCAACTAACCATGCTGTTTTGGGCATCTTTCAGTCCAGCTTTCAGTCCTGACGTGTCAACGCCGAACCTCAAAAGGATGGATCCGAGTTCCATGATTTATCCCCCTCCGAGCATCGAAAGCGTGTTTGCAATCTCCGCTGGTGTATCCATATCGTCTCTTGGATCGTAGTGCAGGATCCTGAAATCTGCCGGAGACGTATGTTTGTTTCCGGCGCAAGCGGCGATGACGTGACAGAGCAAGCTATTTTTTGCATCCTCAAACTTCCATTCTTCCTGTCGTTGTGCTATTTTCGCGTTGATCATCGCGTTAATCTCCGAAATGCTACAATCTCTGAATTGTGCCGGGGTGAGGTTGCAGATCCCGAACGCTGCACTTTGAGCGTCAGCGATCAGGTCTGTAAGTTTTTTGGGGCTTTTCCCTCAGGTTTTTTGTCGTCTGTGGCGATTTTCCACGGGCCGGTTTGGGTGAATGCATCAAACACCGCAGATAGAATTGTTCGCATGTCCCCCGTCTCCCTCAGATGATCCCAGAGCAGTTCTCCTGCCTGTTGCCTGCCCTCCGGAGTATCTGGATGGACGTGTATCCATCTACCGTCAGCAGTTTCCTTTTTCAACCCGCGCCACAGATAGACCTCCTGCGCCGTCAAACTGCGGAAAATTTCGTCCCGTAGAAAATGCACATACCCCATTCCGAGAGAATCTTCCATCCGTTTGAAATCCGGATAGGTATATCTGAGATGATACGCCTGTCCTCCGATAGTCACCGGTATAGCTGCGTCACTCATAGCGATCAGGTCGTGCTCGATGCGGGTCCGGTTGGCTTTCCTGTAGGTTTCAGGCTGAACGTGAAGGTTACTTTCTCATCCAGGAGATCCCCGAGCTTGTAGCTCTCGATGAATGCGTCACCGTACCAAATACTATTCGAGCTCGTGCCGGCTACTGCTATTTTCCAGCCCACACGCGCCGAAGCATCCATCAGATCAGGAATCATGCTGGTGTGGTGCGTGTTCGTAGAGAGATAGACCCCCGTCATTTCCATGGGGGTTGTTTTTGTTTCCCCTCCTGGAATCACCTGTTCGTATCCGTCAGTTGTTGCCAATAGATCAAGAGGCAACGTTTTTCGCGTTTTTTCCAGTCCCCCGATCTTAGTGATACCGGCAATTTCTGTCAGCGTCCCAGAGCTTCCGACGCTGGAAAGGTACAGATAGCTGGGGTATCCGGTTCGTCCTGCCAATAGTGATGACATGTTTTTCTTTCCTCCTAAGTGGTATACTCGACCTCGTAATTCGTCACGCAATACCCGCGCCCGATTTCATCCGGTCCTAGATATTCCGGTTCTCCTAATAATTTGATCAGGTTGAACTTTACATCAGCTGAGGATGTCGGGAGCGCGAGATCGTGAGCGCGATCGAGTCGTGTTCGTATGTCGATACTTTTCTGATATCCTCCGTCAGCAGCGGTAGAATGAACGGCAATGTTCAGTCTTGGATGCCGATGAACAATTCCGTCCATAGTCCAATCCGGCGCAAATCCTGCGTAGGGATAGAGGATTATCAGTGAGGTTGTCGATCCGGGTAGAGCATTACAGTAGATGTTCCGTGTTTGGGTACTGGTGGGGGAGAACGTGCCTATGCTCGTCGTGGAATCTTCCAAGTATTGAGCTAGTCGTTCATGCCAGAGCGTCATCCAAACCGCCCCAGCAAGTACCCGTATTTCGAGATCTGTCCTTGAGCAAATGCGCCTCGCCAAGCATCGTAATCCTGCCGCACTTTTACGAGCGAGGAGAACGTGTCCGGAGCTGGTGCGCCCTGAAGAATGAGTTCCATTCGCTTGATCAGAACTGGTGCAATCCGGGGAATATGCCGGTTCATAGGATCCTCCAGGAACTTCCACTTTTCCGGATACCTGTGACGGTATTCCGGGGTCTCGTGTTGGATCGCTGCGTACGGTACATCATATGAAAGAAGCACTGCAACCCCATCTTCTTCCATAATCGGGCCGTCCACTAACCCGGTGTCCCGCATATGTGGCGTCCCGTCGTCGTGCGGGTTGTCAATATCGTAGGGGCATTCTCTTTTGGATTCGATCATGACTGTATCCATTTCGTCTCGCGCTGCCTGCCCAAACTCCGCAGGTGCTTTCTCGTAGAGGTTTCGTAAGTTACCCATGACCTGGTCAAACCCCTTGATCTCGATCGCAAACGGTTCTGAGTGCATCAATTCCCTCCATTCATTTTTGAGCCGAACCATCCGGCAACAAACGCAATCACTGACGACAATCCGGTAATCTTCCAGAACGATCCTTCCAACGATCGGATTCTGGTTTCATGGTCGTCTTTGCATTCAATCAGAATATTGACATTCTGATATATTGCTAAGAGTAACTCTCGCTCCGTTTGCGGATCTTGAACATCGCTCAAGTATACACCTCGGTCAAAACGTTTGTGCCGTCGAAATCCGGATATTTTCCGACATTAATAATTACCGGTTGCGTGCCGTCAGGGAGAGTGATCCTTGATTCGGGATTGAGCGAAACAGTACCGGGCATTAAAATCTGGCAGGAACTTACTACCTGTTTACCGTTCCTGTCGATTACAACCCGATTTTTCTGTACGACAATCGCGCTGTATGCCGTGCTTGTTCCCGTCGATGGGTTCCCGAATTGGTCGTATGTGCCAGGTGTTTCGATAGATACGCTCTGATGCGCCCATCCGTCCACAATATCCGCCAATCCGCTCATTTCATCACCGGTCGCCGGAATGGTTTGAGGATCCGGGTTGCCTGCGAGGGGATCCCGTCCTGTGTGTATGATCGCGAGAGTGGACCCGCCGATTCTGATGCAATGCCCGGCTTGATGTTGATATCCGCCCAAACGATTTGCGAAATTGCGATTTGTGCGGGTTTCCGGTTTCCTGCCAAATCGATGTACGCAAAGTCTATGAGGACGTTACCCCCTGTACTCGTGCCGTACGTAGATGCTGCGAGCGGGTAGATATACCCGTTCTCATAGTCAATCTCGTAATCGCGATCCTCTTCGTATAGTTTTGCATCGTCTGTGCTCCAGACTTTCACAGTATCGCGGGATAGCCATTGATACGGTGCTGTTTGAGTTGTCGTGTATGTGCTTGATCCGGTGACGTTGGTAATCATCGCTGGAGCTGTGGACGTTGCCCGCAGATCGACTAGATAATCATCCCGGTGATACAGGTAGTGCGATAGTCCGTAATTGCAGTATTCGTCTGCGAATGCGGCGGACGGGTAGAGTAGTGCTGCGATTTGAGTATCGTTGTTTGTTGTGGTGATGCCCAAGATCACTTTTACGTCCGTGGTTGCCATTGCCGCGCCCATTGTCGTGTACTTCCTCAGGCCGGTGGCGGTCCGACCTTTGTATCCAGATTACTCCAGACTTTTTTCATGTCCCCGACGATTCCGATGTGTGCTTCAGCGTGATTGATCAGACGTGCGATCTCTGCCTGTTGCTGTGACAGTGCGCTTAGTCTTGTCATCGCGTCCTTTTGGATCTGATTGAGTTTGTCCTCATATGCTTTTTGTCGGGAGACTTCCCAGGCATAGAGGAATGTGGTTTTGCACAGATCTGATGCATTTGGGATGAACACCTTCACTCCCATTCCCTCAGCAATCCCAATCCAGTACTCGCAGCTGGGGCGTTGAGCGATATATTCATCGCCGACCGCCATATCTACACCGTAGATGTTGATTTGTGTCCACTGGTGCCCGGTGACAGCTCCCTCAAAGAGCGCGTATGCGACCATGTAGGAAATCGAATTTGTGAGATACCGGGATCCTGTCAACCCCCGCTTCTCCCAGAATGCGAGCATTTCAGTAAGCGGATACCGAACAGACCAAGGTACCTTCTCGTTCCGTTCCTGCATGTAGACCGGGCAATTCAATTTTGACAATCCCGAGATGCCCATTTTCTCAATAGCGGCTTCGTTGACCTGACACTTTCGCGCCATTGCTGTGGTTCTGTCGGCGACTACATCTGTTTCGATGTTTTCCACCGTGTGAATATCGAACCATCGCGAATATCGGGGGATCTGGTTGTGAAGATCGTTAAGCCCCCAGATATCCCAAGTTTCGTCGTAATACGGCGCTAGGTCACGAGTGGGCGCGAATCCTACAATCGCAAGTTTCTTCTCGCGGTTGTTGGTTTGGCAGAACTGATCGTACTGACGAGCCAGATCGAGCCATGCGTCCGGGGAGGACAGGGTGATCACATTTGCGGTTGTCTGCGATGCTGGTTCCGGGATTGTTTCCGGGTTGTTTACAACGGTTTCGGGATTGACTGCATTCATGTTATCGTCGGAAAAATGATATTTTACCCCTGGGATCAGGGGAGTTCAATTGCCAGGATTGATTTCTGGACGGACGCGGTGCTGCATTCGTTGGTCGTTGCCTTGACGTACGTCCCGGCTGCCACCGATGACAGCAAAAGTGAACATTCAAGGAATGGTTGCCCAGCGTCGATGCCGTTGCTGGATGCTGAGAAGACATGCCCCCAGAGCGCGGACTCAAATGGTCCAATCACATAGGTGTACCTCCCGCTTGATCCGTCGGTGGCGACAGTGGAGTAGTGCATTTTCCAGCCGGTCTCTGCGGTGGAAGTGCCGATTCCGTGCAGGGTTCTCCATGCGACTTTGTCGGTGCTTGGAGGGTACCGGAGCGCAAGCGCCGGATACCATGCAACAGTTGATCCGCCGATGTTAAACTGAGCGACGAGCGCCATTTTGCCATCCGGGCGATTGAACGGGAACCTGATCACGTCGTTAGCTGTGGTGAGGTTGACGGCTCCCGGCAGGTGGCTTGCGGCTGCGTTGGTGCTGGCGTACCCAATAGATGAATTGATTGACGGTCCGCCGAGCGCCATAAACCGATCCTTGTAGAGCAGGACCGGATCCATTTCGGTAGTTGTGGCTGCCATAATTACGTGCTCCTAGTCTCGATTACTACGAGAGCTTTTGGCTGGATGACCTTTGCGCCGTACACATGGAGACCTTTGACCGCATCCGAAAATCCGCCTTCGGGGCGGTATGCCTCAGTTTTGATGATCTGATCCGCAAACGTGATCGCGGCATTTGTGCCAAACAGGTTTTCCTGGACGGGGTTTGCCGTGGCGTGAGTGCTGCCTGTAGCGAGGTTGTTGGACTCGTAGATGTCGAATCCCATGAACCTGCCGAGATACCCCTGAACGAACAGTTCTGAGTTCAGTCCCTGAGTGAGCATTACGTTCTGTTTGACGAGCTGTGCACTCACGAATGGGCTGATGTAGGCTTTTCGTCCCGCCTTGGGGCAGTTCATCTCGCTTAAGAGCTGGTTTGCTCTGCCGAACATCGTCAGAACACCATAATCCGTGCTCGCCTGCGTGAGAGACATGTAGGTTGACGCGCCCGCCTGCGTGTAGAGCGCTGCGAGGAAGCTATCAGCATCCTCCGCGAGCCCCTGAGAGGCTTCCATCATCCCAGCGCCGAGAACGTTGCCTTTCGCCTGAACCGCGTCGATATCATCCACTGAGAAAGCGAAATACTTCGCTTCAGTGATTTCAAGCTGGGTCTGCGAATCGTTGAGAGTTTCTACTGTCAGATTTGATGTGCTGTTCTTTGTGTAGGTCCGAATCGTAACCGGTCCGACCTTCGTGATCTTGACCTTATCACCCTGTCCGGTGATATCCCCTTCGTAATCCCTGTTACAGAGACTGCCGAGGACGGTTGCCTTCTGGAAATCGGTGAATACCTGCCCGCTCCAGATTGTCGGTATGAAATTATTTACTGTCAATTATTTTTCCTCCTTAATTTTTTATTCTGCCTTCCCGCATCGCAGCAGTGAGATCCGCCATCACAGTTTCCCGCTCTTTCTGGGGAACGTTTGGAGACTGGATCCGTCGGGCTTCTGCCTCAGCTTCAGCGCGGGTATA